ATAAGATACTATGCTTGGAAGTTCTTAAGAACTTCCAAGCATAGTATCTAAGTAGCATTTTTTGTTCAATTGTTTTTACAAAACTTATACTATTTCTTATCTATCTAAAAAAAGAAAAACTCCATGAACTACATGGCGATTATCTAAATAATCGCCATGTAGTTCATGGATTATACCAGAGTATCTAAGTACCCACAATTGCCGAAATGACATTTCTTATTTTTTTACACCTAATTTAGAAAATTGTATCACATTTAAACCCAACCACTCATTAATCGGGTTTGCAATTCTTTGCATGAGAGGTTCTATCTCCGCATTCCAATGAACTTCTTGCGCTTCCGTAATAGAGCCAAAACCCCCCGTATTATTGGGAATAATGCCTAGTAACTGAGGTGGTGTACGCATAGCCGCCAATATGTCATCCCGAGTAATAGACTTAATATGTGCAAACTCATCCTTCGCTGCCACTTCCGACACGGGTATTAACTTAATACCATCGGGCTTACCACTGGGTGAGTACAAAAACAGATTTCTAAAGTTCCCTGGTCCTTTACTGTCTTTAAGTGCCTGACGTAAATTATTTACATCGTCTTCATTCTGCTGCGGATCGGTCAGGTACAAAATAAACCCAGCATGAGAACCATTGTTATAGTACTTACGACGGAACAAAGTCGCAGACTCATTTAACCAAGCAGACTGCAAAGCTGCCAAATATTCAGGTGTGCCATACACTTCCTGATTTATATCGCACTCACGTACCTGAAAAACTGAATCACGCTCAAAATGGTGGTACTTCCAGTTTTCTGTAATCATTAAAAATTCTTTCGGGTCTTGTTTACGTCGCATGTATTTGGCCAAAGGCGTAGTCACCTGCACCACTTGGTTTGAACGACTCTTTACTGCTTCCACATAGCCCATACCAAACACCAAAAAGTCCATGACCAACTGCTCAAAGGCTTTGGAAGACATCAACTTATTCGGCTTAAATGCAGAAACCAACTGATTGCGCTTATAAATAATAGCGGTCGACAAATAAGGTGTAGAACGGAAAGACTTTGCCAAGCCCTCAAGACTCACTGGCGGCTCATAGTAAGTCCCATTCCAATACACCTGAAACATACTCATGTAATCATGCGTATTCATGACAGGTTCAGGGTCACCAAAGGTAAAGGCTTGAATCGCATTGTTTTGCGCCACAGCAGGCAAGTTTTGAGTTTCAGACATTAGAATATTTCCATTGCAGCAGTATTGTGGACGTTACGCCCTTCCAGTGGTTCATTTGCAAAGACATGCATGCACGCCCAAGCAAGGTCGGCATGCCCTACTTCTTCTGAACGTGTAGCTTCAAAAGTGAATTGGCGACCTGAGCCTGTCATGGTCTTTTTGATGGCCATAAAGCTTTGTGCGACATCGGTCCAGCCTGCATCAAACTCAAAACGACCTTGATGAACCACATCCATGGCTTTCAGTACCAACATTGTTTTAACCTCTACCGAATAGCTAAAAGTGGTTAGTGCTGGGAAGAACTGGCGTACCAGTTGGGCAACCCCTGTCCCCATGCCTGTGGTGTCTAAACCAATGTAGGTCACACGGTAGTTTTCACAAACTTTTTTGATGTAAGCCGCCTGCGCCTGAAAGTCCATACCTTTAAATTGATGACGTTCCAGTAGGCGGAATTTTGAATAATTAATCGATGGTGGTGCAATCACCACTAAACCCGCTGTGTCACCCGATTCAGCAGGGTCATAACCGACCCATACTTCCTGATAACCAAATGGCCGAAGGGCTAAAGGTTTAAAGTCTCTGTCCCACAGTACCCATGAGTCCACCATGCACGGCTGCATAACTGAAAGTGGAAAGACCGAATGTCCATCATCCATGAACATACACATGAGCAAGTTGGCAAAACTTTCTGCCGAATTCTCAAAGCGTAATTCATCAATATCGAATAGGTCACAACCGCCGCGTTCAGCATCTAAAATAGTGACAATCTGTCGCCAAATTTTGTCTTCACAGAGTCGACCATCTTTTAAGGCTTCATGGCTGACATCAATATTCAGTCGTTTATCTTTAGGTCTGCCCTTGTTAAAGATTTCCCCTGTCCAAAAGTTAAAAGCTTCGTGGCTTTTTGATGATGGCGTAGAGAAATAGGTTTTGCGCCAGCGTTTGTGCATAGCCATACCAGAGGCAACTTTCTGTAAGGTCTGAAAACCATGTACCCAAAAGTATTCATCGAAGTAAAAATTGCCGTGGAAGCCCTGAGCTGTTTTGGCATTGGTACCTAAAAATATTAGTTCTGAAGGTGGACCTTCTTCAAAGTTCAGGACGATTGGATCGCCCTGTAGATCAAGATCAATCGACTCAGCAGCAAAGGACTTAATATAGGATTTAAAAACGTGTGCCTGTGCTTTGGAAGCAGAAAGAAAAATCTGATTACCTCCGCCTGTGATCGCATCAACGAAAGCTTCTCGCCCAAAGTAATACGTCGCGCCAATTTGACGACTTTTTAAGATATTGCGTGAGCGCTGATTTTTGGCTTTGAACCAAGTACGTTGATAGTCAAATAATCCCTCATCAAAATCTGCCTGAACCTTTTCAATCATGGCCTGCGTAATCAAGTTTCGCTTAGGCATCTTTTTCGGTTTGGCATTACGGTTTTGAATTTTGGGATTGATGTCGGCTTCATTACCGCCATCACTGAGGTATTTTTCGCGTCGGCTATATTTGTCTTTTTGACGTTCTAATAGGTCGATTTCTTTGAAATCCCCTGGTGTTTTTTTCTCGAGCAAATACAAGGTACACAAACGGGCTTCGAGTGCCTGTGCAGCAATTCCTTCAGGTGCTTCTTTGTCCCATTCGTCACGGGCTTTCCATGAATGAACGGTTTTTTCATTTTCCTGTAGGTATTCCGCAATGCTGCTGATACGCCAACCCATCCAGTAAAGGAACTTTGCCTTTACTCGGTTATCAAATGTTAGCTCGAAGCGTTCGGTGTCAAATGTATTCATGCGCCAATTAAAGCAATGCACTTTGTACAAAGCTTGATTTAGCTTTTGTATGATCCCCTCTTACAAAGGGCTTTATTTAAGAACTTGGATAAGGTTAGAAAGTGCTAAAAGGATTGGTGCAGCTTGAGTAATCAAAATTCCAATTAAAACGTAGGATATGACAACATAAGTCCAAGTACGTAATTCCTTATTTTTAGATTGTTTTTCCATCATTGAGGTAGGCCTACATAAAATGAAATTATATTTAAAAGTGTTCTTGTCGCCATTAGAGCTATAGCAATTAATGCAAGATTCCAGAATATTTTCACAAAACTTTCTGGTTTTAAGTTCATAGCTTCCATTGTCGCTCCTAGAAACTTAACTAAAAATTTAGTATTGTTATCTCTCATATTTTTGATCCTTACTTGATCTAAGGGTTGGAAATAAAAAAGCCAAGAATTGCCGTTCTTGGCTTTTTGCTTTTGTGCCTATTATTCAGTTTTCCTACCTCAGATCATTCCTTGTGATTTGTAGCATCCCCTCTTACAAAGCAGATTTATTTACTAATGCCGTCGGACTTTCAATGATGCTCATTATTTGATGAGCAAATTTCTGAACGGTTAAAACACCATGACAAATAAATCAAAGTTCTTTCGTGTTGCAGTCGAAGGAGAAACCATTGATAAGCGCGCGATTGAACGCTCTTGGATTGAACAAGCTGCAAAAAACTACAACCAGTCTGTATATGGCGCGCGTATTTGGGTTGAGCACCTACGTGGTGTAATGCCCGATTCTTCCTTCCGTGCTTATGGCGATGTGCTTGCAGTCAAAGCCGAAGAAGTCGACATGAACGGTGAGAAGAAGCTGGCATTGTTTGCACAAATTGACGCAACTTCTGACTTGGTCGAAATGAACAAAAAGCGTCAGAAGATTTTCACCAGTATCGAAATTGACCCGAATTTCCAAGGTAAAGGCGAAGCCTATTTAGTAGGCCTAGCAGTGACTGATTCCCCTGCTTCTATCGGTACTGAAAAACTCAGCTTTTCCAGCATGGTTGCTAAGTTTGGTGAAAACTCTGAGAAGAATGCCTTTTCCATTGCTGCAGAAACTCAAATCGAGTTTGAAGACGACAGCAAAGGCTTATTTGCTGGAATGGTTCAGAAGTTCAGTGACCTATTCTCCCCGCAAATTGAACAACAAGGCGCAGAAGCCAAACTGAACTTTACCGAAGTCAAAAAAGTACTCGAGCAAATTGCAGAAACCTTTGGCAAGCAAAGTACGGCTTTCTCAAAAATGCAGCAGGAACTAAACGAGCTGAAAACCCAATATAGCGAACTTGAGCAAAAACACAGCACCCTTTCAGACTCATTCAATCATCAACCTGACCCAAATCATAACAAACGACCTGAAAGCACTGGGCATTCAGGCAGTAATGCTGCTGTCGTTTACTAATACGGAATTTCTTAATCATGCGTAACGATACACGAAAAAAGTTTAATCACTACATGGGCGAAGTTGCCCGCATTAACGAAGTCGACAGTGCAGCGGTTCAGTTCACTGTTGCACCAACACCGGCACAAAAGTTGGAAGAAAAAATTCAGCTATCAAGCGAGTTTTTAGGTCGTATCAATGTCATTGAAGTGGTTGAGGCAACTGGTCAAGCCATTGGTCTTTCTGTAAATAGCACCATTGCTGGTCGTACTGATACCACAGGTGATGCCAAACGTAATCCATCCGATCCGACAGGTCTAACGGCTAACACCTATGCCTGTCAAAAAACAGACTTCGACATTGCCTTACTCTATTCAAAAATCGATGCCTGGGCAAAGTTTGCCGACTTCCCTGAAAAATGGGCAGGTGCTTGTGCCAAAGCGATTGGCTTAGACCGCATTATGATTGGCTGGAACGGTACAAGCATCGCAACAACCACCAACCGCAACACCAATCCATTGCTGCAAGATGTAAACGAAGGCTGGCTATATAAAATTCGTACCCGCAGCCCTGAACGCAATATGACCGAGGTCGTACAAGGCTCAGGCAAAATTACTGTGGGCTCTACAGGTGACTATAAAAACTTGGATGCCTTAGTGCAGCAAGCTGTTGATAGCTTGATTGATGAAGTTCACCAGGATGCGACGGATCTAGTAGTGATCTGCGGTCGTTCTCTATTGAACGATAAGAACTTTGCCATTTTGAACCAAGATCAAGACAACCAAAACACGCTTGCAGGTCAGGTTTTGGTAGGTCAAAAGCAAATTGGTGGCTTCCCTGCCGTTCGCGTTCCCTTCTTCCCAGATAACACGTTCCTGATCACCTCTCTCGACAATTTGTCAATTTACTACCAAGAAGGTGGCAAACGTCGCTTCATTCGTGAAGAACCTGAGAAAAACCGTGTTGCAGACTATCAATCGAGCAACGAAGACTACGTGATCGAAGCCTATGAAAAAGTGGCTTTGGTTGAAAACATCGAAGTTCTGTAGGTGACAAATGAATCACGCACGTAACCACTTTCTTCGCGTTTTGACAGAGAAATCTGCCAAGGCGGATGCCTTTGGAGCAACCCGCCATGATGCATCGATCTATCAACTCCAGTTGGCGGAACTGAAAAATGATAACTCACTGCTTTCACATATCAAATCAGATGAAAGCCGTGCTGAAGCTAAAGGCAAACTGATTCCAAAATACCAACCTTATGTCGAAGGTATTTTGGCGGCCAATCAAAAGGTGGACGACGAAGTTGTCACCACCATCATGCTGTGGTGTTTTGATGCTGGCATGTTCCATGAAGGCTTAAAGATTGCTGTGTTTGCTTTAGAACACGGATTAGATATGCCTGTCTCTTTTAGCCGGGACACTCCAAGTATTGTGGCTGAAGAAATTGCTAATGCTGCATTGACCAAGCTGAAAGCAAGCGAAGTATTTGATTTAAATACTTTGCTTGATGCTGAAAAACTTACTGAAGGTTTTGACTTACATGATCCTATTCGCGCCAAGTTGTACTGCGCAATTGGGAAAGTTTTTCTGTCTGAAGACAATTATGTACCTGCAATTGAGTACATGAAAAAAGCGATTGCCAAGAAAGACAACGTCGGCTGTAAACAAGACCTTGATCGTGCTGAAAAGCTCTTGGCCAAACAATTAGAAGAACAGCAAGCTGCTGCATCTTCTTAACCTGTGCCCCCCGCACCTGGTCGGCATGATGGGGATGACAAAACTTTTAAGTTGTTGTTCTGAACCATCATCCACCGACCACCTAGGATATGACTATGACTGGTTTTAGCTTTAATGCACCTACAACCATGCCAGATGAGTCGATTAGCAATGATGGGTTCTTTCCCAATCTTCAATTGAATCTGATCCGGGAATCTGTGCGTTTAGATGGCAGCATTTCCAACCCTCGTCTAAAAGATGCCGCGATTGCAGCCATGTTAGAAATCAATGAGCAACTACGCTCGCTCAAATTTAAAGCATCGGCACTAAGTGAGCTCGCAACTTCGACCATCGATGGAAAGCCCAATACTGAACTTCTGTATTTACGTGCAATTCATTCTGCGATCGCAGCGGACATTAATGAAAAATATCGAAGCTATGACAGCACAGGTGATGGCCAGAAACGGGCTGAAGAATTGTCACCGACCATTGATGAACATCGACGTAACTTGCGTTGGGCGATTCGTGACTTGCTTGGTACCAGTCGCTGTACCGTGGAATTGATATGAAAACAGTGAAGTCCGTTCAGGGGGACACGATTGATCTGATCTGCTGGCGCTATTACGGTCGAACCGCTGGTGTTACTGAGACAGTGTTGGAAAGCAACCCGGCTTTGGCTGAACAAGGTCCAATACTGGTGCT